GTCTACCGCGCCACCGAACTGCGTGCCAAGACCATCGGACAGATGCCCGTGCAGTATCAGAAGAAGGACGAGATGGGCGGTAACTTCATCCCCTGGATGTGGGGACTGGGTAAGCGCATAAACTATCTGCTCCAGGAAGAACCCAACCCGCTGATGTCAGGTCCGGCACTGTGGGAGCAGGTGACCATAGACCGATTGATGTGGGGCAACGGATTTGTCTACATCGAGCGCGATGTTTTCGGCGATCCCGTGAATCTTTGGCTCGCCACCTGTGCGGGCTACGACTATATCAACGACACGTACACCATCACCTACTACACCAACTACGGCATCAGGGAGAAGGTGAACGTCCCCGCTCATGACATCTTGCATTTCCCCAACACCTTCCGTTATTACAACGGTTTCTGGGGCATCTCTACCATCCGATATGCCGTGGAGACGCTCACCACCATCAAGACGCAGAAGTCGCAGGCTCTCGAGACGGCAGCCAAGGGCGGGCGCATGAAGCTGATCATCGGTGAGGACAACACCAAGACGGTGGCACCCATCGCCAACGGACTCTTCGACCCGAAGGAGATGAACGCCTATGCCGACGAAATCAACGACCGTATCTACCAAAAAGACGTGATTGCTCTCCGCGCACTCGACAAAGTGCAAAATATATCGATGAGTGCGCAAGACATGCAGCTCCTGGAGCAGATGAACCTCGGACTGGATGACGTGGCCCGCTTCTGGGGTACACCTCGTCCGCTGCTGATGCTCGATACCAACAGTCACTACAACGACTACAGCAACGCCACCATGGAGTTTATGAGTCGCACCATCGGCCCCGACAAGACCGACATGGAGAAAGAGATCGCCCGCAAGCTGCTCGGACGTGAGTACTACGGCACACGGCGCATCCATATCTGCGAGAAGCCGTTGCTGGCTATGGACCCGGAGCGACAGGCAAAGGTAGACCAGCTCAACCTCCAGACGGGAGCGAAGACCATCAACGAAATCCGTCAGGAGCACGATATGCCAGCCGTGGAGAATGGCGACGAGCCGATGGCTTCAGCCAACCTGCTCACGCTGAAAGCACTCTTAGCCAAGAGCGAAGCCACCACGGACCCTGAGCCTGCGGTAAACCCTGAGCCACAAAACGATTGATAAGTAAGTAATCTCTAACAATAAACAAAATGAAACAAACAAGATTCATTCCCATCGGGGTCTGCGGGCTGACAGTCCGCGAGGCTGGTGAAGGCAAGACGAGCCGCACCATTGAGGGCACCCCCATTGTTTTTGGTGTTCGCTCGGTGAACCTCACACCGTGGAGTGAAACACGTGAAGTATATGAAGTGCTGGAGCCTGGTTGTATCTCCAACGACCTCTTGCATCGTTCGGATATAATCCTGAACCTGAACCACAGCAACATGGTGCCCGACGTGCTCGGACGTTTCCGCAACACCGAGAAGGACACACTCACCATCGAGTTGAGCGACAAGGACGTGACATGTCGCTGCGACCTGCCCAACACACCCAACGCCGATGCTGCCCTGGAACTGATGCGTCGGGGAGACATCACCGGCATGAGCTTCGCATTCAAGGATGACTACCGTGACAGCGAAAATGGCGTAAGCTATGAGCGCACCGAGGAGCGCACAGCCGACGGCAAGGAGGTATGGCTGCGCCATGTAAAGCGCATGACTGGCATCTATGATGTGGCCATCGTCACCCACCCTGCCTACGAGCAGACATCCGTCGGCACCCGCGAGGCAGGCGACGAGATCGACAAGGCCATCGACGTGCAGCTGAAACGCGAGGCCGACACCGAGACCGAGGAGCAGAAGAAAGCCCGCGAGGACAAGGAGCGTGAGGAGCGCGAACTGGAGGAGCAGGCAGAGAAGGCCCGCCTAATGCGCACCCAGCGGCTGCGCTACCAGCGTCACCGCTTAGAGGAGAATTTCATTTAATTTTCAATAGTATTAACTTAAAATTTTAAGCAATGAAGACAAAAGCAGAAATCCAGAAGCGTCATCAGGACATTCTGGTCGAACTCGACAAGATCGACGAGCTCGCCAAGCGTGAGAACCGCGCCTTCACCCCGGAGGAGGAGCAGAAGTATCAGGCCCTCATTCGTGAGGACAACCGCCTGCACATTGAGATTCAGGGTATGCTCGACGAGCACGGACTGAACCAGATGCGCGAGCACAAGAACAAGAGCGAACAGCTCCGTGAGGTATTCAAGAAGTGCCGTGAGGACAAGATGGCATTCTCTGAAGAGATGATGGATCGTGAGGCCGCCAACGGCACCACCATCCTGAAAGACCCCGCAGATGGCAACACCTACGGCAACCTCGAGGCAGCAGGTGCTATTCCCCTCACCATTCATGAGTTGATTGACACCAAGGTTCCTGGTCTGGAGCGTCCGGGCGACCTGCGCATCCTCACCGGCGTTGAGGGCAACCAGGTATGGCCGTATGCCATCGACGATGTGGAGTTCGAGGTAGCCGACGAGGTACAGCAGATCGGTGAGCAGAAGATCAACTTCGCCAAGCTGAATGCCAGCCCCGTCCGTGTGGCTGCTTCACTCGCCATCTCTAACTATGCCATCGACAACGCCGCCTTCGACCTGTATTCGTTCTGCGACTACAAGATGCGTAAGGGTATGGCCAAGTTCCTGGCTCTCTACACCTACAGCCACTGTAAGTTCACCCACGCATTGAAGCCCGTCTTCTCGCTGGTTGACGTGGAGGAGATTGTTCTCGACGAGAACTTCGGTAAGAACCTCGCCAAGAAGATTGCCGAGATGTGGGATAAAGGCTTCGAGGGCGACCCCTGGCTCACCATGGACAAGGAGATCGAGACCGAGCTTCAGTTCCTGCGTCGCATCCCCGGCCAGATTGGCGACCGTACCGTCATCGAGGATGGCCGCTGCCTGGGTCACAGCTACACCGTGTCTCCGTACATCAACTATGCACTCGACGGCACCACACCGAAGGCCGACGGCAACCACTACATCGGTATCGGTCACTGGGGCTACTGCGCCTTCCAGCAGCATGGTCGCATTCGAGCTACTGTCGATGCGACAAGTGCTGAAGTTTCGAAGCGAAATACAACTGTTCTCGTACTGAACACAGAATATTCGATTTCGGAATTGTCACAAAAAGTTAACGGCAATACCTCTGGCAAGCCCCAGGCATTCAAGTTGCTGAAGGTTGTGGAGTCTGTATCTAACTCTGAAATCTAAATCTCTCTCGCAATTTCTGGTTCATAGTTCCAGCACCGGCTGGCGACTCCAATGCAATAGCAAAGGTTGACCCGCCAGCCGGTTTCAAAACCAAGCAAACAATGAAGCAAGTCGACGAAATCTTCTACGATGCCATCCAGGCAGACACCGACCTCATGACCGCCATCGACGGTCGTGTGCGGTCCACCTGTTTTGAGATTCCGCCGTATGAGGATGACAACACACCGGTACCGTTCATCATCATCACCGACGATGGATTCCAGAATCAATCGACGACGAAGGACACCGTTTGGGAGGCTGACGAAGATCGTGTGCAGGTGAGCGTTGAAGTCGCTGCTGCAAGTCCTGAAGAGGTGAAGCGTCTCATCCGCTCGGTGCGCCGTGCCATTGAGAGTTACATCTGTACCACCTACACCAACGGCAAGGACATCCCCGTATTGGAATCGCTCACGTCCGACGGACTGGCTTGGGATTGGCAGAAACCATGTTACTACCAGAAACTATTCTACCAGTGTACTATACCAGCTGACACTGACGAAGAACAAGAAAATTCAGAAATCTAAAAAGTTACGACAATGATACTCAAAGGCCAAAATTTTCGCATTTTAGTTTTCGACTCGACCGCTGAGAAGTTCAAGTGTGTGGGCATGGCTACCAACTGCTCCATTAACCTGACTTCGAATACCGACGAGGGCGGAACAAAGGACGATGTGGGCATGGCTTCCAAGCCGGTTGTAACATCGCAGGGATGGAGTGTCAGCGTGGATTCACTGAACGTCTCCGACGTGGGTGCGATGCTGACAGCCATGAAGTCGCTCACTCCGTTCACGCTGATGTGGGACGAGACATCGACCACCGATAACCAGACCCCGGAGGAGGCATCCTTCGCCCGTACTGGTACGGCATATCTCAACGATGGCACCTTCCAGTTCGACGATCGCACGAACGCCTCCAAGTCGCTCCAGTTCACGGGTAGCGGTCCGCTCGCCACACTGTCTGACACCCCCGCTTTCGAGGATATCTCCGCAGGCAGCTATACCAAGGGTCAGTTCGTACGCCTGTTCCTCTCGAGCGACAACACCACCGCACCCGCTGCTGTTATTGCAGCCGCGCGTACCCTCTCGCTACATGTGTCGATGACGCTGGAATCAGCAACCACCAAGGACACCGATGGAACATGGGATGTTCAAGGGCCTACCGCTCTCAACTACGACATCACGACGGGTGCTCTCGTGAAGGGCAACGACACCATCACATCCGCTGTGGGTGCGAAGTCGTATGCCGACCTGATGGACATCTACGAGGCAGGCACACCCGTGAAGTGGCAGATTGCTAACGTGATCGGTGACAACCAGCGCACCAAGGGTGCCGTGATCGCCAGCGGTTCGGTGATTATCACCTCCTTGCAGACCAACGCAGCTGTGAAGCAGAACGCCGACTACACCGCCACCCTGACAGGCTACGGAGCCTACACAGTCGGTAGTTGATCCATAATCTTTGCCTGCCACGATTCCTGAGCATATCGAAGGAGTGTGGCGGGCTTTTTTCACTCACTAATTTTTCGGAACTATGAACAAGAAAGAAATCACCATCCAGGGGAAACCCTACCCCGTGGTCTTCAACATGCAGACCATCCTGAACTTCGAGGAAATGACAAACGGCCAATCATTCTTCACGGCCAACCTCGAGACAATGAAGAACCGTGTGGCTATCCTCGCCGCCGCCATCTTCGCAGCCGACGAGAACACGAACATCACGGTTGAGAAAATCTTCGGCAACAAGGACTACGAAGCCATGAAGGAGATCATCAGTGCCTACAACACCGTGATGGCCCTTGCGGGCGAGTTCTTCAAGGTTGCTGTCCCTGAGCCTGACACGGCCCCTGAGCCTGCCGAAGGGGAGGAAAATGCAAAAAACTGAAAACCGCCCACGAATTGTACCAGCTCTTCGTGGGCGAGATAGGATTCCCGCGTCGTGAGTTCCTTCATGACATCCGCTGGTGGGAGGTCAGGGCCATCATCCGAGGCTACAACGCCCGCCACCATGCAGGATGGGAGCAAGCCCGACTGGTGGCATACAACGCCCACTATTGCATGGGTTCTAAAGACCCCGTGCCCGTGGTGACAGAGTGGATCAAGTTCCCATGGGAGCAGCAGCACCACGCACCGCTCAGTCAGGAGGACATCCACGAACTTCAGGAAGAAATGCGACTTATCAATATGAATATCAACAAACCAGAACAACAATGAACATCAACGCTCTTTTCATCACCATCTCGCTGGTGTTGCTCATCGCATACACAGCCACACTATGCGTCGCCAACAAGCAGATTCCCTCGTCGCTATCCTCCACGGTGTTCTTCCTACCGCCTGCGGGCGCATGGCTCTGGACGGCAGTGATTGCAGCCGTGGTCTTCACCCTGGCACCCGTCTTGATTGAAAACGCCCACCGCTGTCAGTTCCTCGCCTTCCTCGCTTGTGCGGGTCTGCTCTTCGTGGCGGGCTGTCCTTTGGTGCCTGACAAGGGCGACATGGCGTACCGTGTACACTGTGCGTCGGCCATTGTCTGCGCCGTTAGTGCGATGACGTTGGTCGCTTGCAACCAGGTATGGCTGCTCATCCTGTGGCTCCCGTGGCTCGCCGTGTTCCTCTGGAAGACGAAAGGCAAGAAGTCATGGGAGACGATGACCTTTTGGGCTGAGATGGAGTGTTTTCTCATCACTTACGTCTATGCCTACCTGACGGTCCTATGAGGTAAACCCATACGATGAAAATGCGCGGTTAGTATAGCACTAATCGCGCATTTTTTTATGGCAGAAAGTATATTAAAACTTCGCGTTGACTCTACTGAGTACGACAATAAGATCAAGCGAGCCGCAGAAGGCTTGCAGCGGTATGCAGAAGGGTGTCGCAAGGCAGGCGGCACACTGGAGCAGCTCGATGAGGGCGTACTTGAATTTACGCAGGCTCTCGGTAAGATGAACACCTCGACAACCAGCGCAAGGGGTAAGGTCTCGGAAATGACCAAAGCCTTCACCGACTTGTCGATGGAGTATAAGCAACTGACACAGGAAGAGAAAAATGCACCATTCGGCAAGGCACTCGCACAAAGCCTTGACGAACTGAAAACCCGCATACAGTCCACCAAGCAGGACCTCGACGAAATCACCCAGTCCCTGAACGGCAAAACATCGTCAGGCGGTGGTGGGCTGTTCAGCAGCGACAAACTCAGCGGTATGCTTCAGGTGTTCGGTGGTAACCTGATGACCAAAGCCTTCGAAATGGCCACAGGAGCAGCCATGAACTTCGTGAACACCATCAAAGACGCTGCCGCACAAGGCATCGAGATGGCGAAATCGGGCGAAGGCATCCGCATGGCTTTCGAGCGCATCAACAAGCCTGGTCTGCTCGACAATCTGCGTCAGGCTACCCACAACACGGTGACCGACCTTGAACTGATGGCGCAAGCCGTGAAGTTTAATGATTTCCGCCTGAATCTCGACCAGATGGGCACACTGCTGTCGTTTGCACAGCAGAAGGCTAAGGACACTGGCCAAAGCGTGGACTACATGGTGGACTCCATCGTGACGGGTCTCGGTCGCCAATCGCTGATGATCCTTGACAACCTTGGACTCTCGGCTGCTGAGATCAAGGAGCGCATGAAGGAGACGGGCGACATGACCACTGCCGTGGCCGACATTATCCGTGACCAGATGAAGAAGGCAGGCGACTACGTGGAGACCGCTGCCGACCGTGCAGCGCAGGCAGACACGGAGTTGAAGAATGCGATGGAGGATTTGGGCCGTACCTTGTTGCCGCTGGAGGAAGAAGGCAATAAGATGTGGATGAGCTTGGAGTTGGGTGCTATCAAACTGCTTAATGATGGCATTAAGCCGCTGATTCCATCCATCATATCGCTCAAGAACACCATCGGTGACATCGCAGAATCCGTCGGTAATTCTAAAGTATTCGATTTTTACATAAACGCACTTGGTACGGTAGCCGACAAAGCAGCAGAGGCAGCAGGACCACTCGGCAAGGTCTACATGCTATTGAAAGCCATCGGTGGTGGAGGTAGTGATGGTGATGTCGGGGCAGGTGCATCCGTCGGTGCGCTCGGACTTCCTGATTTTTCAATTGCAGACATTCCTGAAATCACGGTCACTGGCAAAAAGCCAACCAAGACCAAAGGAACGAAAGGCTCAAAAAACACCCCAGACATTGCCGACTTCAACAAGGCCCTCGCCAAGTCGCTGACTGGTTCAGTAGACCTGAAAGAGGTCAAAGACGCATTGAGTCCCTACCAGATGATGCTCCCTGAGATCAAGAAAAACATCCTCGACATCAAGGATGCCGACCTCGGTGGTGCGCTGGCCTTGAAAGGTGAGCGACAAGTGAAGAAGGAGATCGAGGACATTAACAAGAGCCTGATACAACAGCAAAAAGCCTACCAACTGGCAGGGCAGGCAGCGATGAGCTTCGGAGCAGCCCTCCAGGGCATCCAAGACCCCGCCACGAAGGCCGCAGGCACCGTGGTGCAGGCTGTCGCCAGCATCGCCCTCGGCTTCGCCACCGCCTCCGCACAGGCCAACACCGCAGGTACTGGTTGGGGCTGGCTTGCATGGCTGGCTGCCGGTGCATCCGCCATGGCTACCACCATCGCCACCATCCACTCGCTGACGGGTTACGCACAGGGTGGTATGGTGAAGGGCAACTCATACTCTGGCGACAACATCCCCGCCTTGGTCGGTGGCTCGCAGCTGGTCGGGCTGAATGCGGGCGAGGTTATTCTCAATGCAGCGCAACAGCAGACGCTCGCAGGCCGACTCCAGAACGGTGGCGGTGGCGGTATGCAAATCGTCGGCGAGCTGTCGGGGGAAAAGATCGTGCTCGTAGCCAACCGATACTTCCGTCGGACGGGCCAGGGCGAGATAGTAACATGGTAAAAAACTGAAAGACTATGGCAATACTTGGAAAAGACGTATTCATATACAGCGGCACCAGCGGAACGACACCCGTCATCGCCAGTGCGAAGTCGTGCAGCATCTCAGGCTCCGCCGAGGTGATAGAAAAATCATCCGCCATCCAGCAGGATGCGAAGGAGTTCATACCTGGACGCAAGGAGTACGATGTGAGTCTGAACCACCTTGTGACGGCCGGAGCACCATTCGAAGGTCTGCTCCTGCTCGGACAGACCTACACCCTCCGCATGGTTATCGGCAACGCATCGAAGCAGTTCACCGCCATCTGCACCCAGGCAGAACTCGCAGGTGCCGTCGGCAGCCTCGCCACCGGACAAATCCGCTTCAAAGTATCAGGGCCGCTCACGTAAGTAAACCCCTGCGCCATTTCTCCCCGATTATAAAAGAGAGAAATGGCGAACAATTATACCATACAATTCAAGAGCCTGCGGGCAGGCACCGTCTACACCGTGAGTGTGGGCGGTGGCACTGGTACGGCCATCCCGCTCAAGGGCGGCAGTCAGCCGTTCACCACGCAGGAGGACACCGACGAGGACATGTTCACGCCCATCCGCACCCAGAGCGGCTACCTCCGCATCGTCGATGACGGGAAGGATGCCAACGGCAACACGCTCGGTGCCGACTGGTGGAAAGACCTGATCCCCGCCACCGACACAAGCCGACCCGTCACCCTGAGCCATGTAGAAAACAACACAACCATTATTGATTGGCAAGGCTTCATGCAAGCGCAGACGTTTTCAGGTGAGTTGTATGGCAATCCCCAGGAGCGTGAGTTCCCCGTGCAGTGCGCCCTCTCCGCCCTCGGCGGCACAAGCATCAAGACCGACGAGACCGTCATCCGCAACTTCGCCTATATCATCCAGCACATATTCGCCCAAGTGCCACAGCTCACATTCACGGAGTTCGTGGTGCAGGGCGGTGCCGATGCCCGCGAGTGGCTGTTGAGCCAGATCGATTGGCGCAACTTCCTGAACATCAACGATGACGGCATTACGGCGAAGTACACCATCGCCGAGGTGATGGAAGACCTGTGTAAATATTGGGGATGGACGGCACGGACATACCGTCAGCAGGTGCTGCTGATGTGTGCCGACGACCTCGGTGAGCAGACCTACCTGCGACTGTCGCCCGCAGCCCTCGCTGCCCTCGCCGGTGGCGATGATACGGCTGGCACCATCGAGGCGGTGGAATCACCCGTCAGCTTCACGGGCAGCTTCGCATCGAGGAACAACGACGAGATGACCGTTCGTGGTCACAGCAAGGCCACCGTGAAGGCGGTAGCCAACAAGCAGTCGGAAATCATCGCCTTCGCCCCGAAGTCCGTGCGCGACACCATGGACGCAGGTGGTTATACATGGGTGCAAGACGGGGATAGCCCGAAGGTGGGATACTTCACCACACCGGAGATCAGCAGCTTCACCTCGCAGGTGCTCAACGGCTCGTCCGACTCCGGCGGTGGAGCCTTCTGCCGTCGGCAGATTTATGAGGAGGACAGCACCGAGGACGCCAAGACCTCGGACATGATCCTGATAAAACGCTATAACAACGGCACGCCGTGCGTGAGCCTCGAGAGCGTCTACGAGACAGGCTTCAGCGGTGGCTCCATCGAGTTGAACGGCACCGTGTACCAGGGTGCCAAGCGTTTCACGGGTGGCGACGATCCCACGAACATCCGCAGCTTCAAGATGCGCATCGGAATCGGTCACACCCGCGCCACGGCCAAATGGCTGCAATGGAGCGAGACGGGTGGCGTTGTACACACCACATGGGGAGACACCCAGACCGAAGTCTATGTGCTGGTGAAGTTCGCACCCGTGCTGAAGGTGGGACTGAAGATTGCAGCACAGAACATGGTCTACTACAACAGCAGCCGCATTCAGGTGAACGATGAGATCAAGGGCCATTTATATGTGGACTTCATGGGAGCCGTGGACGAGGATTGGACGCGCATCAATCCGGGCACGTTCCAGATTGCCGACTTCAGCGTGAACTACAGCCGTGACAAGATCATCACCACGTCGGCCGGCACACGAAAGATGACCCGCGACCGCAACGAGCAGAAGGAGTACTCCGCCAAGAACGGCAAGAAGTACGACAGCAACTGGAATGCCGACTGCATCTTTGCCAGCGACAATGATATGGAGTACGGCTACGGTCTGCTGATGGACGCTGACGGCAACTACCTCGAGAAGGCACCCTACAACTCAACGGAGCAGATACCCGAACAGCACCTGGCAAACCGTGTGGCAGCCTATTGGGACAGCAGCCGACGGGTGTACCGCATAGAGACGCAGACGCAGACGTTCGCCATCTCGCCATTGCAACTTGTGACGCTCAACAACACCAAATGCCATCCTGTCAGCATCTCGCACAACTGGAGAGATGACGTGACGCAACTTATGCTAATGGAGATGCCAGTAAGTAATCAATAAAGCAAAGATAATGAAATTATCGAGAGACAAAATACAGCGCATGATCGACGTGGGGAGCGGTGGCTCTTCAGGTGGAGTCAGTGGCAGTGAGCTGGCAGGAATGTTGGCAGGCTATGCCACGGAAGGCTGGGTGAACGACCACTACATCAGCATCGACTTCTTCAGCCGTCTCTTCCAGGCCCACGGCACTGAGAACGGCCAGCAGACCGATATCGACCCCAACGACATGGATTCGACCATCACCAGCGTCGAGTCGATGTTCGGATTCTGGACGAACCTCTACCTGAGTGCAATGGGCAACAACTCCGGCGGATCGGCTGGCCTGTCACTTGATAACCTCACCGACGTCAACATCTCAGGCACCCCGACAAGTGGTCAGGTGCTCACCTTCGATGCCGTGAGCGGTAAATGGGTGAATGGAAGCGGCGGTGTTACATCTCTTGCTGGGCTGACGGACGTGACCATCACGACACCTGCCAACGGTCAGACGCTTCTCTATGACAGCACCACATCCAAGTGGTACAACTCAGCCTTGAAGACCATCAACGGCCAGAGCCTGCTGGGTAGTGGTGACATCAGCGTGGGCGGTGGTGCAAGCGGGAACTACCTGCCATTGAGTGGCGGCAACCTAACAGGAAGCCTTGGCATATTATCACCGAGCCCACAAGGAAGATTGGATGTGTCAGGCATAACATTCCTTCGTGGTGCTTTATATCTTTCTAACGTAGATAACGGACCATATACTGAGGGCATCAGAATATCCAATTCAACGGCGAGCGGAACATATTGCTCAGTCGTTTTCGGTGCAAATCCATCCGCAACATCGGGAACGCATGCAGACCAATGGCAGATTGGCAGGGATAACGAGAACCATTTCTTCTGGAATATCGGCGGCAGCGTGATTGCGCGGATGCTTAAAAACGGGAACTTCGGACTGGGTACATCTTCGCCTTCTCAAAGACTGGAAGTAGTTGGCCGTAGCAACTTGAAAGGTACAGTGCTTGTCAGTAATGTTGACACCGAGGCCGACAACGAAGGAATCAGACTTGCCAATACGAAAGACAATTCTTGGTCTACGATAAATTTCGGATGCGACCCAACGCAGATATCAGGTTCTCATGCAAATCAATGGGGAATAGGGCGGAATTATCAGAATGTCTTTCTGATTCGATGCAATGGGCGGACGAATGTAAGAATAGAGAAAGATGGCGACTTCAAAATTGAAGGAGGCGTTTATATCAATGCCACAAAAGGCGGATATAGAGAAGGAATCCGACTGGCCAATTCTGCAGCAAGCGGTACATATAGTACCGTTGTGTTCGGAGCAGACCCAAGTGCTGACAGTGGAACACATTCGACGCAATGGCAGATTGGCAGGGATAATTATAATAAATTCTTTTGGAATATCGGCGGAAGCGTGATTGCAGCAATTGGTACAAATGGATATTGGGGGTTAGGTACGGAATCACCATCATACAGACTCCATGTAGATGGAACCATATATGCCACAGGTGCCATCACTGCACTGTCGGATATGAGGGACAAGACGGTGGTGGAGAATATCACGGAAATGAATCTGGAAAAAATTGCAAACGCACCAGTATTCACATATCATTGGAAGGATAAGATAGAGCGTCGCTGCGACCTGCACATCGGTAGCTCTGCACAATATTGGAAGACGGTGATGCCAGAGGCGGTGCTGACGGCAAATGACAAAAGGGGCACACTATCCATGCAGTATGGCGTGGCGGCACTCGTTTCCGCCATCATCACAGCCAGGAAGGTGGTAGACCATGAGCGGAGAATCGTGGAGCTTGAGAAGGAGAACCAGCGACTGAAAACGGAAGTTGAACAGCTTAGATTGAATTGATATGAGTTACAGCAACGGCATAGTGAACGCTCCCGTAAGCGTCTACGACATCAGGGATGCAGTCAGCCATTCGAGTGGCGACCTGGGCACCCTGATCTCGAATGGTTCCATCAACAAATGGGCCAAATACAAACCTGTGCGTAACCAGTCCATCGACACAGTAACCGGACAGTGGGATTACAACAACAACCGATGGCTGACATCTGCCACATGGTGGAAGGGTAACGGCGGATGTGGTTTGTCGGTTCAGGCATTCACCGAGTTTGGCAACAGTCTCACCACGCCTGGCACCTTTATGTATAAGCTCATCAACGGCCAGCTGCCCTGGAACTATGAGCGACCAGGCGGTGGTAGTCAGCAGCCATTCCGTTATGCTGACTTTGCACAATATAATCGTAACGCCATCCAGCCCTATGGAGAGATCGGAGCGACCACGATATACGTCACGCAGAACTGGACGGCCCAGATTGATTGGGAAATCACCTACGTCGACGATCTCAACCTGCGACTCTCAGATATCATCGTCTCAGGCCATGCGCTCACAGAGTTTTACCTGGGCCTGATCCTATACGACAGCAGCACATGGTATGTATTCATATCGACCGTTAAGTTCGCCGCTGGTGAGTCCATCAGCATCCCTCTCAGCAACATCTCGCAAGGCATGCTGAAGACGTGGAACTGTATGCCGTTCTTCACCCTGACCAGAGACACAGGCAGCACTGGCCTGTTCGTTTCGATGGCAGACACGACACCAGTTCAGATCACCATGACACGCGACGGCAGCGTATATCTTGCAATGCCTTGGGGACAGTGGAACCAAGCAGGTACTCAGGTGGAATACGAAATCATCGTAAACAACGACACATCCACCAGCCGGACGTTCTCGCAGATCGTCGTCACCATCTATGGAGGCTCTTATGTGGGCACCGATCTGGGCCACGTAACAATAACAAATGCCTATTGCGCTGCGAACCAAAGGAGCTACTTCACAGGCACGATTCAGGCCAATAAGACTGGCTACTCATCCTACTGGATAGTCGTTTCAATACCAGGCACCACCATCGAGCAGAAGTACTCCCAGGTCGAGGACTACGGTGGAATGATAGACTAAAGACAAATTTTGTATAACATCTAAAATAAAAAAGTTATGAGTAAATTCACAATCACCAGCTCCAAGAAGGATAGAACCTACATCTATGAGAGCGAAGACATCAATGTAAACGGATCATACCAACTCGATGAAGAGACTGGTCAGTTACTGAACATCACAGGCGCATGCTATCGACCGAATCCACAGCCAGGGTCATCCGACTACATCGGAAACTTCAACGGCGTATCAAGAAATGGAGAGATCAAGTACTCACTCACTGAGATGAGCCGCAAGGACTCTATGCTGGTATGGGATGCCATCGACGAGATCGAGAGCAACATCCTTCCACAGAATCAAGAACTCTAAAAGCGCATGGAACTATGAAGAAGATCCTAACAAACGAGGCCCTGCTGGCTGCTTATAACATCCTGAACGGTGCCAGCTACAAGCAGATGGACGACGCTGATAAGATCAAGCTGTGGCGCATCGCCCGCGCCATGAAGCCATCCGCCACGCAGTTTGAAGCCGACTCAAAGGATGCAGCCGAAAAACTGAAGCCAGAAGGCGTGGAAGCCATGCTCGAGAAGGCCCGCGAATACGAAATGAAGAAGAAATCAGGCGAAACAGACAAGCTGCCACTCAGCGATGAAGAATATCAGAACTGGATGCAGACCGTCTGGGTGCCTTACTCTAATTTGGTCAACAAGGCCGTCGCCGACATCGCCAAGAAAGAAGTGGAGATCGAGTTTGAGCCATTGAGCGAGGACGCATTCACGAAGCTGATGGCCTCCAACGACTGGCAGATCGGGCAGGTGACCACCATCGGTGAACTGATAGTAGAATGAATGATTGATTGGTAATACTTTTAGTTATTTTTCTTAGTAAATGAGTTTATGGGGAGCCGGCGGGCTCCCCGTTTTTGTTACCAGCTGACTATCAAGTCATCATCCCACGCATCGTTGAGCGACACACTGAGCGCACCTGCATGGCCGAAGAGCTGCCCGGAGTAGGCGGTGATGCGGTTACGACGGAGCGGCACGTCCGTCAACGTCAGCACGGCGATGGGC